TTCCCATACTAGACCGATAGCAGATTTATCTTCCTCAGATGCTAGACGAATCCAGTTAGCTGGGTATTGAATGTCATTGTGTGTAAAAGGTGTATCCAGTTGGATAGTCCTAGTTCCTAGTTTAAAAGGCATAGTATTCCTATCGTGCGTTAGCGTATTTAAAAGGTGTTTCGGCAAATGCCATGTAAATTATTGTATTTCCACTTCCATTTGCAAAAGTTGAATTCCTACGAGGCTTAAATCCGTTAGAAAGAATATCTAAATCAGCATTTCCAGCACTTTCTGCATTAGATAAATTTGGAAAAAGTTCTGCACCTGCAACATTGTATGGGTCTCTTGAAGTGTCCTCAATTACCCAGTCGACTGATGTTGATGAATTTTTAATCATAAGCCACCTAGGTCTAAACCCTGTGTAAATAAACGGACCATCAGCAGCACCATTCCCTGTGTATGAGCCAAATGCAGAGTAGCCAGCGACAGGTGCAAAAACATAAGCAACAAAATTAACAGCTGAGCCGTTTACTTGTGCGGCAGAACCAAATCCTATTGTGGTTGAACTTGCTGTTAAGCTAATGTTACTACCTGTTACTGCGGCATCAGCATCGTTTAGCTGAAGAATAGTATTTCCTGTAATTCCGCCAGCAAGACTATACACATTCCAAACTTGAATACCCCTAGATTTTAAAATGAAAAAGGTTGGTGTAACCCCTAATCCATGACCTACTGTTTGAGCGCTTGTTGCATTGCCAGTATAAGTAACAATACTAAATCCAGCAGTTGTATTAGCACTTACTGTAGATGTAATAGTGCCTGCTGTGTTGGTTACGGCAGTAGCGTTTGATGCTCTCCATTGCCAGCCGACATAAGTGTAGCTTGTTGAAAGCAATGAATCGGTGCTGCTTGTAAAACCATTTGAATTAAATGAAATTATCCAAGCTGGAGTTGAATATATGCTTTCTGCATTTGTTATGTTTGGCTGAAGCAAAGAAGTTCCACCTCTTACAGAATCAACTAAGTAATGGTTTTGCGGATTATTTCTACTTTTAATCCAAACAAGGTCTGGTTGAAAACCGCCAGCATTAACAATAGTGTTTGTGCCAGCAGTAGCAGTAAATAGAGTAGCATCCATATACTCATTTGCTGTTGTAGATGCAGTAGCACCAATCGTAGGAGTAGGTAAGTTAAATGTGTTTAGTCTATTAAAGCCTGTTGGTGGTGTGTAAGAGAATGGTTGTTGACCGAAGTTAAAGTTAGCTGGATTCCACGAATTTGAACCGCTATTAGTATGAACATTTAAAGGAAATAAAGTTACTCCGCTAGTAGGAATAGTTGTATCAGTAAATACCAAAGAATTATTAAAGTAATAATCCAATGTGCCAGCACTAATATCTAAAGCAAACCCATAAACTCCTGTTGTATTTGATGTGGCAGATGTGCTAGATGTTCCTGTATATGCTTTTTTAAGTCCATTCCCATACCAAGATATTCCAGCTAAAAGATAATTACTTCCTACACCGCTTTTATCATATGGATTGCTACTTACTCCTAAATAAGGAGTAACACTACCACTTGTAACAGTTACTTCCCAATACCATTTACCACTATTAACTCCAATCGTTCCGATTAAAGATGCTTCATCTGTGCCACCAGCAGTTAAATTTCCGTTTGTTAAACTAATTAGAGGTGATGATGCAATAGGACTTAACACACAGTAATTAGCCGCAGTAGCACTTGTCAGCGTAGGCACATCTGTCATGCTGTCATAAGTTTCACCGCTTGTAATGCTAATATTGTTTGTAGTCCAATAATTTGCGTTGCCTGAAAAGTCTTTTCCTAGTCCCACATTCGATGATGTAGTCAGAGCAGAGTTATCGGTAAATGGTAAATAGAATCCATTAGTGCCGTATGTTCCTGTGTATTTCTTAGGAATCCATACACCTGTTGTTGCGGATGTTTCACCGAATGATGATGGGGTTAATTGCTGACCATCAATAAAATTAAACTCTGCTAAATAACCATCATATTGCCCAACTGAACCTACAAAACCACGCAACGCACTTATGTAACTTACTCCACCAACAGAATCATTAAAAAATAAATCATCATTTTGTAGTGGATAAGTAGATGTGCCAAATGCTGTTACTTGAACACCATTTATATACACTTTTACTCTATTGCTACCAGTTGCTTGAGTAGTATCAACCGCAACCATCAAATGATACCAAGCTGATGGATCACGCAATACTTGAGTTGTGCCTAATTCATAAAAATTTCCGCTATCTTTTACTTGATAATAAAAATTATTTGAATCAAAACCCACCCATTCTCTGTTGTTATCATCTGAACCAGCAGATGCAATTACCCTAGTGCCACCAGTTACTGAATATTTAGTCCAAAATGAAAAAGTGTGAATTTTTCTGTTAGTTGATGTTCCACCAGTTCTACTTAAATAAGCATTAGCACTAGCCCGAAAGCGTAGGGAGTTGGTTAGGAAGTAACCACCTTGACCAGATGCACCAGCAAGGATATTAGAACCAATAACTGACATTATTAGCCTTAGCTATAGTTAGCTGTAAATACTGCATGAATAGAGGTTGTTGTTCTGACTACATAATCTATGCGATCAATAGCACCTGCTGCTGTACTAAGTGTAGGTGCTGTTCCACCAGCAAAGTCGTAATAAGAACCATAAGCAAGAGTTCTACTTCCTGTGCCATCTTGAGTAATAAAGATAGAACCTGATTGACCAGCTACTATGTTACTAGGGTTTGCTAGGGTGCGATTACCGCCTAAAGTAACAGAGAAATTATTAGAATCCGCAAAATCAGGAGTAATGGTTGCACCATCAACTAATGCGGTAATCTCGCCTCTTTGACCTTTTGTAAAGGTTTGGGCTGTGTCAATTCCTGCGTAATCTGTTCCTGCGGTGGCTGCGCTAAACGCTGAAGTGCCGTTACCTTTTAAAATTCCAGTAAGGGTTGTTGCACCAGTTCCGCCGTAGGCCACACTTACCGCATTGGTAGGGGTTAAGCTGGTTGCAGTAAGCGCGCCCGTGCTAGGGTTAAATTGCAGCTTGGTTGATGAAACATCAAGGGTTGTTTCGTTACCAGTTGTAAGGTTTGAAAAAGTAATATAACGGGTTGCATTGGTTGTGGTGTCATCGGCAATGGTGACTCCGGATGTGTCGCTAGACCAGGTTGGAACACCGCTGGCTAGTTTTAAAACTTGGCCATCCGAACCAGCAGCTAAGAATATTGTAGTGTTTGTAGCTGATTGATAGGGTAACGATCCAGTAGCCCCGCCAGCTAAGTTAGTTGCTTTGCCAGCCGTAAGATTAGACTGCGCCGTATTTTCCCAACGAGAGTCACCGTTATCCCAAACAATTACATCACCATCCGATGGGGTTGGAGCGTTTACATTTGACAAGTCACTTAAACGGGGTTCAAAGGTTGGTCTTACAAACAAGATGCCATTTGTTGAGTCTGCATATACAACCGCAGCTACTTGAACCTTGGCGTTTGGTGCGGTTGGCACATTTTTGGTCAATCCCCCAGTAACTGCAGGGTTGTAAAACAAAATATCGCCATTTGACCAAGACTCACCAGCTGTTGATCCGCTGGTGTTGATGCCTTTAACTTCACCGAATTCTTGTACATAAATCCAATCGTTAGTTGAGGCAGCTTCTTTAGCAACGCCAAGAATGTAATTACCTGTGGCAGCAGTCAGTCCAGTTGCTGGTGCTGCCGTTAGGCCACCAGACGCGCCCAAGGTGCCAGTAAACATTAAAACTTGACCTTTAGTAATTGCGGATGAGGCCTTAATTCGATAATAGTTTTCTTCACCTAACTTAATTTCTACATTGTTGTTACCAATTAACTGCAATGTTTTGGTGTTATCGTCACTATTCCAAGATAACGATCCAGCACCACCAACAACACTTGCTGGGGTAATGTCAAAGTTAATTTCATTAACATTTTGTAACGCATTTGCGTCAGACAATGTAATTCCAGAATTTTGAATAATCTTGCCAGTTGTGCTATCAAATCGCGCAATTGCGTTATCAGTAGAGGATGCTGGTCCTACTACATCACCATTGGTTGCGGGCGCAGCCCATGTTGGGACACCTCCAGCTACGGTCAATACATGGCCAGTTGAGCCAATTCCAACAAAAGTTGTTGTGCTTGCAGCACTTTGATATGGGACACTTCCAGTAGCACCACCAGCAATATTTGTTGCAGTTGTAGCACTTGTTGCGCTTGTTGCAGTTGCAGCATTACCAGAAATTGATCCAGTAATAACATTGGAAACGGTTAAGTCTGTCAATGTGCCTACACCTGTAATGCCCGAATATGAACCACTTAGGCGCGCAGAATCTATAGTGCCTGAAGTAATTGCTGATCCAGCTATGGCAATGTTTGTATTGCTTGCGCTAGTAATTTGACCTTGGGCGTTAACGATTATTGTTGGTACTGCACTAGCAGAGCCATAAGTTGCTGCCGAAACGCCAGTATTGGTAATGCTAAATGTGTTGGCTGCAAGAGATAATCCCGTGCCAGCAAAATAAGTACCGGCAACGCTAAAGTTTGACCAAGTAATTGCCGTAACGCCAAGTGTTCCGCCTGGTTGTACTGGGCAATAAAATGCTGCGCCAGCTAGTCCGCCAGACTCCACAAATACCATCGCCGAGACCAACTCATCCCAAATATCTGCGTCAGGAGAGCGCGTCCAAGGGGTTCCAACGATATAAATACCATTATTGGCTTGGGTACTTTGATCCTTAACCAACACTCGATCACCAGCAACGACTGACACGGTGTCAATGGTCTGCGCACCCGATAAGGTAATGTTTGTTGTTGTGGCCGCTCTAACGGGTTGCTTCCATGAAATACCAACAATAGCCGCATCGACATAGGTTTTATTACATAAATCAAGGTTGCCAATCGGTTGATTGGACATGGTTGCGGTAGTAAACGCCGCAGTTGACGGGGTAGTTGCCCCAATGGTTGTGCTATTAATCGTGCTATTGGTAATGCTTACCCCATCTAAATTAGGGTTTGTAGGGGCAAAAAACGGTGTCCCAGCAGGTCCAATTAAGTTAATACACTCATACGGCGGTAAGGGCTCAAAAGTCCCTTGGACCGGCACTATATTGGTTGTTATAGTCTTTGCGGTGTCGTTGGACATGGTAAATCCCTTATTCGTTTGCCACTAATGTCAAATAAATCGTGTTTGTGCCTGACGAAATGCCTTTGATAAAGAAATTGGGTCTTGGGCAATCAATAATTATTGGCAAAAACATATTGGGGGCCAGGATAAATGAGCCGCTGCCACCAGATGCTGCAATAGCAGGTGTACCCATATTGGAATCAGTTGTGCCAAAAGTAATGGCTGCAGTACCTGTCCCAGTATTTAGGATGGCCACGCGATATGCTAGGGTTGGCGTATTGGGTATTAGTTGCAGAGCAGCTGACGCTGCAGTTGTAAGGTCCAACCGAAAAGTTGGGGAAAGAATCTTTAGAGAGTCCATGATTATCCTCGTAATAGAGATGTTTAAATTATCCTATGTTTTTAGGTTTTTACACCATAAAAACAAAAAAAAGGCCACCTCTTTTGGAGAATGGCCTTTTCAGGTCTCATGCGGGATTAAGTCGCAATGAGCCCTTTGTTACGCAACGCAACCAAAATGCTATTAACTGCGGTAGCAATTTCTGTACCAGTAGCGCTATTACCAAGGTTGGTAATTGCAGATGCCTGAATAACAGGGGTTGAGCCATGAAACGCCAATTTGTCTGCTGCGGCACCGGCGATTTGCACGCCGTCTGTTGAGTCACCGTTAAACAGGTAATTGGTTGATTGGGTAGTTGCTGGTCCTGGGTTTGCCATGATAAGGTTCCTTTCCTAATTAAGCTGCTACGCGGCAGGCGAGTTCAGGGTAAAGCGGAGCCCAGCCGTATAAAACATCTAAACGGGTTGGGATGGAGTCGTTGTTAATGGTGTATTGACGCACCACACGAATCGACAAGCCATTGTCCTTATCGCTTGCACGGCCTGCAAAATGTACACCGTCTGGCAATTGGAGGTCAGCAGTAGCCAAGGTAAACGCATTGCGATGGAATACCAAGTTCTGCGGCGAGACTTTACCAGTTTTGTCAAATGGTGTCACAACTGCAGTTGCGGAGGTAGCCAAAACGCTCACATTCTGGAACTGGCCAGCAGTAATAATCGCTGGGGAAACAGTTACAGATGCTGAACCGCCGGAAGTGATGGTAACAGCAGAAGTGACCACAAAGTTACGCAATACATTACCACCGTATGGTTGGCGGTTCTGTGGGTTGACTGCGAACACGCCAGCAATCTGAATCGTATCACCAACATTTAATGTGGCGTTAGCGGTTGCAGCTGCAATGGTAATAGTCGATGTCTGAGCCCAGCCAGTTGTCAACGAACCAGTAAATGTGCTGGTGTTAGTAGACAAAGTAGCAGTCGCGTAAGAACCATAAGTATGGGACACGATGTTTTGGTCCATATACCAGTTCATACCAATGGTGTCGCGACCCATCATGCCTTTTTCGTACTGACCAGCGATGGAACCTTGGGGGTTAAATAAACCCTTTAAAGAACCAACAATAGATGCACCTGTAAATGGATCAACCACGCAAGAACGCTTACCATCACGGGGAGCGCCTTCACCATCCAAGAAAGCCTGGGCGGTCAAGAATGTTGCGATGTCAGATGGAACTACACCAGCCGTACCAACGGTATTAGCGGTGTTATCTACTGCCATTGTGGTGCCGTCAAAGTCGATTTTGTTGGCAATTGCAGCAATAGCTGGCTTCAATACACGGTCAGAGAACATATCTAACGATAAGGTCAAATCTTGTGTTGTGAACTGTGTATCCACATGGAACTGGGTTGAGAGGGTTACTGGTGATGAAGTCTCGTTAAAGTCCTCAACATTCAGCGCTGGGCCGGTTGTACCGATAAAACGACCTGGGCGGCGGACATTGACTGTGTTACCAATCTTTGCACCGACAACCGCAAACTGGTCATCATAGTTACGGTCTACACGACCAGTAAAGGTCAAACTGTTTTCCAAGACCATCAACGCCTCGTTGGTGATCATGGAGATGGTTAGCAAGTTATTTGCCATGGTAATTCTCCAAATTAATTTTAAAGTTACCCGTCATCGAATCTTCCCAGAGGCCCTTGCAGCTTTCCATTGCTGGTAGGTACCATGAAACTTACGGTCAGAATCCAACGCAATATCGCTAGGATTCCCACCGGCTTTCAATGGGTTAATCGGTGCCGGAGCATTTGACTTCTTCGCAACAGGTTCTTTTACGCTCGGTTTCGGGGCCTCTGATTTCTCAAATTTAGCCTCTAAACGCCCGATGGCACGGAGTTGTGAAGTGATGGATTTATCCGCCAATTCACGAGCGAACTCTGGATTCTCGGCCAAGTAATATAGGATTTGTGGGCCTACATCACTTTCAATAATTGCATCGGTGACCGGTTGTGACACCGAGACATCGCTTGACGCAATCATTTCCTCGTAATCCGGCATATCTTGCTTTGCAACTTCAAGTCGGTCTTGGAACTTTTGCCGCATCCGCGACTGTTCCTCCTCAACCTTGCGAGCAAGTTCTGCTTGATCCCGCTCCCGCATCTTTCGATCAGTAGTCCACTCGGCCAGAGCCTCAGCATACTCTAAGGCATCATTGAATTGCGCTGGGTCTGGTTTAGGGTCAGGTTCTTCCGATTTCGGCGGATTTAACTTGCCTTCCAAATCCTTTATGCGCGCCTCAAGAGCCTCACGAGCAGTACGCTCACGGTCCGCATCTTGGCGAGCCGCTTCGCGCTGCTTGGTCAGTTCCGAAAACCGCTTTTCAAGTTTCGGGTTGTGCTTCTTTTCACCTGCAGCAGCCTCTGTTTCTGCCTCTGGTTCACTCCGCTCTTGCTCAACAACCGGCTCCGCATCTGCGGCCTCAGTTGGAGACTCTTGAGTGGCTAAACCAAGTTTTTGTGCATTAAACTCAGCTAAATTCTCATTTGTTACAAGGTTCGCAGCTTGTTTCCTTACTGGTTCCTGTACTACATCTGCTTCTGACATGGATTAACTCCAAGAATAAACCCGATGAACCCATCGGTAGGTTAAATCTATTAGAAACTGTTTTTCGATAGTTGTCAACGAGGCCCCATAGGTACGCCAGGGATTGCAGGTTGTTCTAACGGCTGCGGTTGCATTTCTTGTGCTGCAAACTGCGCCGCCAGCTGATCATCCATTGCGGGGTTAGTCATTGGTGCCTGAGCAATTGCCATCTCTTGCTGCAAGAATGGTGACTCATTCATGTTCACTTCACTCTCAGCAAACGAGGCCACCATGTCTTGCTCTGTATCTCTGCGAGCCATTTCTTGCTGCAATACCCGTGAATCCATGCCTTTTAGTAGCAGTTTGGTAATAGCATCTAACTCAGTCCGGTTCTGGTCGGTAATTGACTTCATATTGGTCTGGTTAACTTTAGCCTCATTAATGGTCTCGGTGTTATACGCCCTAGAGGTAACATCCATCAATTTGCGCTTGGTCTGACCTTCTTCTTTCATCTTTTGCACATCGGTCTGGTGCTGCAAGTTCAAGGTCAGGGCTGCAATCTGTTGCTCTAAGTCGGCAACCATCTTTTGGCTGGCCATTAACTGCATTTGTACCTGTGGCGGAATGTCCGATTTCTCGTCAATCTTGGCTAATGGGTTCATTGCAGCTAGGCGGTCAGCAATCACATCTGCGCCTGGGAAGTCCATGTTGCGGAATATTAGGTCACCGGCAGCTTGGAATAGTTCAGGGTTGGATTGAATTAAAGGAATCATTGACTCAACTGCCTCTTGGCGCTTGGATTGATAGCCTGGGCCAGTATCCATGTAAACATCGTACTCGCCCACGGTGACATCGTTGAGTATCTTTTCTGCGCCTGATTCATCCACGGCCCGTTGGTTAATCGTTACCATTTCGGGCTGGTTATCGTAACCAATGATCCGCATGACACGCTCTTTATCGTAAATCTTGGGGATTAGGTCTAAGATCACGCGCCCAGTTTGTTTGAGGGAACGGGTCAAATTGTCGTAATAATGGAAGTTCGACATATCAATCTGCATCTGTTGGCCACGAATAGCCTTACCAGATTGATTGCCTTGCGCCATCATATTGGGGTCAAATATCCCAACTACGGTTTGCAGGTCATTGTTAATAGCACTTGTAGCCTCAACGATGCCAGCAGCTGGTGGCTCTGGTTGCAATCTAACCGGCTGGGGCGCAGGTTGTCCCTCGATGTCTTTTTGCTTGTAGCGCAATACTGGTGTGGCTTTGATGTTAGCCAAGTTCCATTCATTCTCATGGCCCTCATCTTGACCCTCTGCCAATAGCCATTTAGCCTTGGGCGCAAGAGCCACCGACTCGGTCAGAGCGGTACGCCAGTAGTTGTACATCCGCTGCGGGTCTTTAGCCATACGCACAATGCCGTACTTCTTGCGCTTATCGTCCACCACCAGTTGTTGGCCATAGACGGGAACAATCGGAATGTACTTACCGGCCCAAGTGGATTCCTCCAAGATTTCTATGCCGGTCAGCTTGGCCCATTTAATGGTCTTGCGCATGGTTTCACGCTCGGCAACCACCTCGATGCCAGCTGCCATCATCATCTCAGCGCTGGGCGCGTCCTCTTTATAGACTTGCGTACCGTCCGATAACATGAGCAATTTGGTCTTTTTGCGCTCGGTATACCACCATTCAGCGATCCGAATGTCATCCTTCATAATCCAATCGGCATCCGCGTCCCCAGTTCCACGCATATTAAAGTTACCGCCATCGTCTGCGTTAGGGTATTGGGCCTTAAATTCTTTCTTGCTCATTACCTCAGTAATCAGGCAGCACTCGGCATCTGCGCCATCTGGCAT